CCTGGCCTCCACCTCGACTGGTCTCTGTTGGCAGAATTCGATCTGCTCAAACACATCGACAGGGTCCTCCACCTTCATGGTGAACCCATACCGGAGAAACCACCCAGGGAGCGTGTCTATCACGCGGCTCACACTCCGTCGACGCACAAACAGCACGCAGTCATCGCCATTATTGGCAAGGGTCGCTTTGACCCCCGTCTCCTGGCAATACTGCCACACCAGCCCACACATAATGAGCTTGTTGCCCAGTGAGGTGTTCATGTCGCCTGACATGCGGCAGCCGTCGACCGTGTACAGCACCTTACCCTCGGGGGTCAATGCCGTGCATTGGTTAGATAACTGCCACTTGAGCACCTCCCGGAGCTTGGGGCACTTGTACAGCTGATTGTACACGCTGTGCTCCCACTCCAGTGCTTAACTGCTGACGTGCTGGTCGAACCGACTGGCGTCGAGTCCGATCGCGACGGTGTCGTCCCATTGATCCCAATGTCCTCTGAGGTGTCGAGCGACGTCCAGGGCATTATACCCTGACATGACCGTCTCGCGGCCCCACACTCCATCAATAGCCGCATAGATCCGGGACTCGGCGGCCTTGATGTAGCGTCCCACCCAAGCGTTGTACCTCGGCTGTCTGGGTTGAATAAGCCGAGGCGCGGGGTCGTCTTTGGTTTGAAGGTCGATCTTCTCGGCCTTGACGAATGTTGTGATCCGAGCGTCTTCCTTAGACAACGGCCTCTGCAGCAAAGAGGCCACAGCCTGGGCATAAAGTGTCCGCTTCGAGGGCCTGCACGAGAGGAGAAACTCATCGTAAGTCCAGGCCCTGGCGCGCCCCACTTGCTTGACCAGGAGTCTTCGAAATCCGTCCAGACCAGCGAACACAGCATCATCAGGTTTGGGTGGTGGTTGTAGCCCAGCAGGTCCATTGACCTTATACACCCTCTCCTTCAGCCCCCGCATCACGTTGACCAGGCTGTTGTTGTGAACACCCAGTCTGTAGAGGGGCAGAGCACCCACGACGGTGGCATACCTCCTCTCTTTTGGGGTCCCAGTTCTGGGGAGGACCACCACGGGCTCATCATCCACCGCAGTTGTTACAGCTGTGTCAAAGCCCCGCCCCTGAACTAGGCACCCCTACAGCCCCGTAAGGGACTGCGGGCTTGCGCCCCCGCCCACATCATGGCCGAGCGCCCTCAGGATGAACCTTAGGAACCCACCAATGATTGGGTCGCCGGCTGTTTTAGCCTCCCCGTTGACCGCGGCCACAACACCGCTCGCCATGATCCTCCGGCGCCTTAGGTCGCGCCGCGTGGGCACGAACCACAAGGTCGCCGCGTCGTCGACATTGTCCGCAATGTCTTTAGCCCTCACGTGGCGTTGCTTGCACCACTTGATGAGGTGGGTCCTGTTGCGCAAGAAGGTGGCTTGGTACAGGACCTTTGACTCCGCCTCGACCGTTGGTGCCCCGAACTCGGCCCTCAAAACAGTGACCATACTAGCCACAAACCGGCGGGACCTGAGGTGCCCGCGGATATATGCGACTTGGCCCATGTCGTAGGCTTGCTCGACGGCACTCTCGGTGTAGTCAACAGCGACGACGTCAGGGTCTTCC